GAAGGCATCAATGTAAGTGCCGGGAGAGTGGTACGCATTACGCTGCCGGGTCCCGAGGAGTGGGAGCAAGCGGACCTAACCTTTCAACTATCTACTGACGGCAATCATTACAACGACATCTTTGACGATGACGGAAATGAGATCACGGTCATAGGAGCGCCGCACTGGTGTAGCATCGTTCTCACTCCGCGCGTTAATCTCGAAACCATCGTGTGGCTGAAGATTAGATCGGGCACGCGGGACGCTCCGGTGGTTCAGCCCGCCACTTGTAAGATGGCGCTGACGATTCAGACTTACTGATATGAGCAAGAGAGGATCAAAGGCCATGGAAGGGACCCGATCATTAATCACCAATGGTGAATTGATCCTGTACGGAGTTATTGATCCTGAATCCTGGTTTGAGGATAGCATTCGAGCGATTGACGTACTCGATAGCATCGCCACGCTTCCTATCGCTGGGACGGTAGTTTGCCGTATCAACTCGCCAGGCGGGTCGCTCGCGGAGGGTGTTGCGATCTATAACATCCTGCGCGGCTCGCAGCGCCGCATTGAAGTTGTAATTGATGCGATGGCGGCTTCCGCCGCGAGCATCGTCGCTATGGCTGGCGATCAAATAAAGATGATGCAAGGTTCTACGATGATGCTCCACGATCCGTGGGCAATGGTAGTCGGTAACGCGGAAGACCTTAGATCGTCAGCTGATGTAGTAGATATGCAACGCCAGCAGATGATCGACATCTATTCTAAGCGCACAGGGTTGAGTCGGGAGACTATCGAGCAGCTGATGAAGGCGGAGACCTATCTGACAGCTGAAGACGCAAAAGCAAAAGGGTTCTGCGATATAGTTGATGAAGCACCTCTGCGCGTCGCAGCTTGCGCGAAGCTTGACGCGGCCGATATGGCGAAGCTACTTCGCGCGAAGCCGAGCATTGTTGCGGCACCCGCCGCTCAACCAAGGAGTCCAATCATGGACAAGACGCCTGCCAACGGCGGGACACAAGCCGCCGTTCCTCCAAATCCGTCTCCTCTCACTCCAGAACAAATTGAGACTGCGCGCGTGATTCTTGCGAACGCAGCGATAGTGCCGGCGCCAGCCGCGCCGACACCAGCGCCTCCCGCGCCTCCTCCTAATGGTTCTCCGACGCTGACGCTTGTACCTACTCCAGTTGATGTACAAGCTGCGACGCGCGAAGCTATCTCGGCGGAGCGCGCACGGGTCGCTGGAATCAATCAGGCAGTACGCGCCGCGAAGCTACCGCCTGAGTTCGCGGAGGAGCTAGTGAACTCTGGAATCACACTCGATGCTTCGCGCGACAAGATTTGGGCGAAGTGGAACGAAGTCAATACAGCGCCCAACAATCCAAATAATCCCGACATCAGCGGCATCAACGCCGTCATCACCGTGGACTATTTGGAGAAGTGGGTCGAAGGCGTCAGCAAGGGCATTATGGCGCGAGCCAATATGTCTGGTGGCGAGCGTAACGAGTTCAGCGGTCTCACTCTAAGTGAACTCGCGCGTTCCGCCCTTCAGCTTCGCAATATCAAGAGCGGAGCGATGGATCGCATGACGATGATTGGTCACGCCTTCCAGGTACGTGCCGAAGGTCCCGGCTACCATTCAACGAGTGACTTCGGAAATATTCTCGGCAACGTCGCTCATCGCGCCATGATGATCGGTTACGAGGAGATTGACGAATCATTTCCGCTCTGGACCGGCAAGGGAACAGCGACGGACTTCCGGCCGATTGCGCGAATTGATCTCGGCTTGTTCCCTGGTCTCGACAAAGTCGAGGAGGGTGGTGAGTACAAATACGGTACCATCGCTGATACCGGGACATCAGTACAAATCGCGACCTACGGCAAGATGTTCGCGATTACCCGGCAAGCGATTGTCAACGATGATCTTGGCTTCTTCAATCGGGTCCCGCGCAAGATGGGACGCGGCGCCAAGCGTACAATCGGCAATCTGGTCTACGCGATCATCAACGGCAATCCGGTAATGCAGGATGGCGTTGCCTTGTTCGCGACGGCCCACGGCAATCTCGCTCCTACTCCAGCGGTGCCTTCAGTTACGTCCGTTGGCGCGGCGCGAGCGGCGATGGCGAGGCAGACGGACGATCAGGGCATTGGTACGAGCGTCGGTGTCGTTCCGAAGTTCGCCCTCACTCCTCCCGAGTACGCCATGACGATGAACACCGTCATGACTTCGGAACGTATCCCTGGGGATGCCGGCCAGATCAGTAACCCAGTGCGCGGCGTTGCGACGCCAATTACTGATTCGCGCTTGAACGGTACAGCCTGGTATCTGATCGCTGATCCGATGCAGACCGATACTGTTGAGGTGACCTACCTCGATGGCGTGGAGACGCCATTCATGGATCAACGGGAAGGTTGGAACGTTGACGGTGCGGAATTCAAAGTTCGCATCGATGCCGGTGTGAAGGCGTTACACTGGCGCGGTCTCTACAAGAACGCTGGCGCCTGATCAGTACAACGCTCTGCTCAGATAGAAGGATCGAGCAAAATGAAAAACTATATTGAACCTGGTGATACGCTCACCGTTGCGGCGCCAGCCGCCGTGGTTAGCGGCGACATCGTGATCGTCGGCAAGCTGGTAGGCGTGGCGACGGTCTCCGCCGCGAGCGGCGCTCCGGTAGCTGTCAAGTTGACAGGCGTGTTCGAACTTCCAAAGGTCTCGGCGGAAGCCTGGACCGTTGGCGCGCCGATCAACTGGGTTGTCGGATCGAAGCAAGCTAGCACTGGCGCCGGCACGTTGATTGGATACGCCTCGGAGCCAGCGGCCAATCCGTCTTCCGTAGGACGCGTGCGGCTGAATCCTAGCGCGGCCTGATCTCCTCCGTTATGGCGATCAACTTCAGCGATACGGCACTGCGTGCCGGGATGATGGCGTTCGCGCGTCCGATCACTATCATCCCGGTTGTCTCCCAACCAGGCGCAGAACCTTATCGCGTGCGAGCTATCTTGACGTCTCGCGCGGTTGACTTCCCGCTGGCGGATGGGTCCGTGTTCTCGGATCAGGAAACGACGTTTGGGGTTCGGGTCGCGGAGGTAGCCGCGTGCCCGCTAACAAACGATCAAGTATATGTAGATGCCGCGGATTGGCGGAACGATCAAATTGATCCCGGCTTCTATCGGATTTCAGATTCAGACTTAGATCGGCAAGGCTGCGTCGTTCTCGCAATTCGTAAGATTGACTGATGCCCGCAGATTGTAAGGCATTATTTGATCAGGCCTGGATGCGGGTCCGGGCAATTCCTACTATCAAGACATTATCTCAAACGCCAATGTATATGGTTAATCCCGAAGACTTGCCGCGGATGATGATGACTGCCGATACTGATATGCCGTTCTGGGGAGACCCGACTGCGGGTCCGCCGAAATACGAACCCACGATCACGTTCTACTTCTCGTTGGTGATGGCAGGCGCGGTTGATACTGATGATTTGATCGCGATGAACGCGACGATGGATATGGTTGAGGACGTTCTGTTGACCGATCCTTCGTTCCTGAAGCAAGTGCGCGGCTTCCCGAATATGCGGCGGCAGAACCCAACCTTCTCGTTGATACACGAAGTGAACGTCTGCGAACTACGTCAGTCGATCTCCTTTCTCATGCATCAGATAATGTTCGTGCCAACCATCAACGATTACTTCAAGACGTTAGGCGTCATTGGGAAGCCAGCGCAGGACCCGCCGTCTGAAACGAGGCCGCAGCCTCCTACGATCTACCGGCAATGGGAGATGTTCGGAGGAGCGGTTGGCAAAATGGTTGTAGTTGAAGCGCCAGATAGCGTTAGCATGACCGGGAATATATCCTGATGGCGAGCTATGCGGCTTCCTTGAAGACGGCGCGGATGGTGGCGGTGGTCGATGCTATTGATAACGCCATCGAGCCAGCGTACATGGAACTCGGGACCGCTGGTGTCGCGGTCGTTATGGTAACCATCACGTTGGATAAACCGTCCTTCACAGAAGCGAACGGCGCGATCACGATGAATGGTACGCCCAAGTCTGGGTCCGCTTTAGTTCCAGGCAGGGTAGTCGAAGCCCGCATCCGCGACGGTAGCGGAAATATAATCGTCAGCGGACTGACAGTGGGTCTCAGTAACGCCGATATCATTCTGGACTTCGTTGATTTGATCCTTAATCAATCTGTTACAATTTCACAAGCGGTTATCTCGCACGCACCGTAACAAGGAGCGCTCCTATGGCGGACAAGATCAGGACAGGCGTCAATAAGAACCGGCCTCACATCAAAGTCATTCCCAACGCTAATCATCCGTTGCTTAGCGAGGAGCGGCCGCACATGACGGAGGAGAAGCTGCGCAAGTGGCTTGTACATCCTACCGCTGGCGGCTTTCCGCCAGAAGGTCCGGCAGCATGGCCGCGAGATGGCTTCACCTTCGCGCGTATCCGGGATGGCGATGTTACTGTAGTTGAAGGTGAAGCCGGAGACGCGAAGAAAATAACCAAGGCGCAACCGCCACGTCAAGCCGCAGCCGCGCCTAGCCAACCAGTCGCCCAGCCAACTACCAAACCCCAGGTCGCAGGACATCAGTGAAGGGCGCTGCTGAACTCGCAACCTAATTAGTAGGAGCACGTCAATGCCCATCTCTATGGATATCCCAGTCTCATGGCGTATGCCGCTGTTTTGGTTGCAAGTTGATCCGAGTATGGCTGGCCTCGGCATCCAGCAACTAGTAGGTCTCATTGTAGGCCACAATCTCGATACCGGAGAGGCGCCAGTTGATGTGCCTATTCCGATTGGATCGAAGGCGCAAGCAACAGCAGCGTTCGGCGCAGGCTCGATGCTCGAAGCGATGTTCAATCGCTTCTTTGATAATAACTTCTCCACACTCGTTTGGGGATTGCCTATCGCTCCTCCTGCGGCTGGGACACCAGCGCACGGGACGATCACCGTCAACGGTCCGGCTACCGACGCTGGGACGCTCTATGTCTACATCGCTGGTCAGAAAGTCGGCATCCGCGTTCATCAGGACGATACCCCAACGATCATCGCCGGCAATCTCGCGACGGCAATCAATAAGATTACTTCAATGCCTGTGGACGCGGTTGCTGCGGCGGAGGTTATTACGCTGACGTGTAAGTGGGAAGGGATTACAGGCAACGACATCGATATGCGCGACAACTATCTCGGGACGCGCGGCGGTGAGCGGCTTCCGCCTGGCGTCACGCTTACCTATGAGCATCCAAATACTCCGTCAGGATTAGGCGGCAAGCTTGGTAGCGGCAGCGGCGTCCCGGATTGTACAACTGCGATCGCAAACCTCGGCGAAGCAAACTTTGAATACGTCGCGCTTCCGTTCACCGATACGAATACCATGCTCGATTGGAACTATGAGTATGGTTTTGAGGATGGCCGCTGGTCGTGGTTGCGCGAGCAATATGGTATGTGCTTCCTAGCGCGGCGCGCGAGCTATTCCGATCATATCATCTGGGCTCAAGACAATAACTTTGCGCCGCTGTCGGTGATGGCGATTGAAGTTGATTCTCCGTCTCCGATTTGGGAATGGTGCGCGGCCTATTGCTCGATGGGCGCTCGCGCGTTCAACGCTGATCCCGCGCGTCCGCTACAGACCTTGGGCCTTCAAAAGATTTGGCCCGCTCCTCTCCACACTCGGTTCTCGATTACGGAGAACAATAACATGTGGGGGATGGCGCGACAGAAAGTCGGGTCGCAATCCGTACCAATCATCCTTCGGGAATCAACGACATATCAATTCAATGAGTATGGCGTTCCTGACGACGCATATGAGGTGCTCACAACACTGGCTACGCTCGCGCGGTTGTTCCGCGATTTGAAAGCCGATATCACCTCGAAGTTCCCACGCCACAAACTCTGCGATGACGATACCCGCCTGGGACCCGGTCAGGCCGCTGTCTCGCCAAAGATTATCAAAGCGGAGATCATCGCATACTACGAGTATGAGGAATATCTCGGCTTGGTGGAGAACGCGCGGGAGTTCAAGAGGCACTTGATCGTGGAACGGAACGTCCAGGATCCAAACAGGTTGGATGTTTTGTTCCCACCTGATATCATTAATCAGTTGCGCGTGTTTGCGGTATTGGGCCAGTTCAGGCTTCAGTACGATAGGTCCATCGACTCACTCGTTGCGGCCTAATCAAATCATCGGTGAGGACTGCTAATCCGTTGGTGTTCAAACTCAACAAATAGGAGGTTCACTTGGGCGTACCTATCGCTGGTACCGCGTTCCTGTTCACTAACGGAGCGCCGATTGCTCTCAGGGGCAATCTCACTATCAATCCGGGTCGCGTTGAGCGTACTGGCTTGGCTGGGCAGGATCGTGTCCATGGTTATCAGGAACTTCCTGCCGTGCCCTTCATCGAGGCTGACATTTCACTTGATCCGACGATCAACTGGGAGGATGTCGAGCTAGTCACGGACGCGACTATCCAAGCGGACCTAATCAACGGGCACTCCTACGTTCTACGCAACGCTTGGAAAGCCGGTCGCATAGAAATGAACACGCGTGAAGGCTTCGCGCGTATTCGCTGGGAAGGCATGAATTGTAGCGAGATGAGCTAATGAACGAACAGATTACGAAGCCGCGCGGCGCGACTGGGCCGGTAGGAGCGCCAGAGATAGAACGGCCACGTGCCGCGAGCGGCGCGAGCGCTCCGCCTCCTTCTCCGCCACCTCCGCCTCCCGAGGAGGAGGAGCGGCCAAGCGATGGCCTCCCGTCAGAGGTTAAGATAGAGTTGGGTGTGCCTATCTCGACTCACATGAGTCCCATCACGACATTCCTAGTCTTCCGAGAACCTACTGCGATGGACATTGACGCGGTTGGTAATCCCGTCAGCAATGACTTTAGTCGCGGTTGGCCTCCGCTTCCCGTTATTGATTCCAAGAAGATGACGTTGATGATGGCGAGGCTAGCCAATATCAGCCCGAAAAGTATCCTTGAGATGAAAGCACGCGACTGGGCGACGTGTAGCTTGGCGGTGCAGATTTTTTTTCTGCCAGACTTGGGGAGACTATGATTTTGAATTGCTACCGTTTGGCGAAATATTATGCGGTCTCTCCAGATGTCTTTCTTAGAAAGCCGATGAGCGAATTAAACCGGGACGTTTATTATACCAATAAGTTGATCATGGAGATCAACGCGGAACGGGACCGATAGCCGATGCCTGATGATGCCGTACTAAGAATGGTAGCGAGGCTGGTCGATGAGACCAGCGCTCCATTGAAACAAATGGAGAAGTCCTTTGCTGACTTCAAGAGGACAGCCGACACCGAAGGTACGACAACGAAGTTCAAGGGACTAGGAGGAGCGTTCAAAGGCGTTGGCGATTCAATCAATCAAGTTGCGGCACCAGCGCTCTCGTCATTTGGAATTAAAGCCGGACTAAGTATCGCGGCCGTCACTGGCTCGATGATCGGCTTGACCAAAGCGGCTGTTGACTACGCTAATACAGTTAGTTCGTTGAAGAACTCCGCCCAGATTTTGAATATGAACGCGGGTTCTGCGATCAATTTGGATCGTGCGATGCGAGCGGTAGGTGTCGAAGGAGGGATCAAAACATTCCGCGGTGTCGCCGATGATATGCTGGAGATTGGGCAGAACATTGATG